TTGTCTTTGCTGTAAACTTGTAATATTTGTCGTATATGTCCACAACTGTTGTAGCAGTCAACGCATCAATTCTTGATGGTAATGTTCCTGTGGCAGCATGTTTTGAATATGATTTCTCATATGGAAGTAGGTTATATCTATAACCATCTTCATTTCTATCATCAACTGACCTATATGGATAAATTGATGTTATAATTGGATTTGATTGGTCAACAACATCGATAGGGATAAAAACAGCAACTCGGGCATTAGGAACACCTAATCCATTATTGGCTGTAACTCTACCTACAAGAACACCATAATCAGAGCAAGCTCTAACGTATATGTCTTCTTGTTGAAGTTTGAGAGATAAAATCTCAAGAAATTCGAACTCTTGGTCTATTTGAACGTTTATCGTCTTGTTAACACCGAGTTCGGTCCTAATCCTATACGATTGACCCATTAAGATGTTTAGTTATAAATAGTTAATGTGAATTTTTTTGGGAACACACATTAGAATTATAACTCAATAATGAAATAAATAAACCTGTTAAGATAATGTTACTGTTTGGAAATTCTTAACTGAGACTCTGATATCTTTGTTAGGGTATCTTATTTGATATACCTGATTTGGTTGTGCGAAAATTGTATCGTCAACAGGACCAATTGCCTTTGTTTCAGGGTTAGAATATACCATTGATGTTTCGGCAGATGAATATTGTCCTCCAACTTCATTGAATACATCAACACTCGTTACTGTCAACACTCCGTTTGAGTTTTGTATAATACTTTTCAATTCTGAGAGGTATACGTTCTGACCAAGTTGTCTTGTCTGTGGGTTAAAGTAAGATGAAACTTTATCAATTACGTCAGAAATAACTTGTCCTGAGTTTTGTGCTGAGTCCAAAACAATCGAAACATCTACACTTAAATCAATAACTTCAGCACTTAGGATTGAAATGTAATCATTCATCATTCTATAGTTAGAAAGATAGTTTGCTATGTTTTGTCTCAAAGTATTTGAAACAATACTCGTTAACTTACCTGATGTATCATATGATAATATTTGAATCAAAATTTTATTATCGTTTTCAGTGATTGATACCTTTGCAGGAGCACCGTATTGTGATGGCATGTTTCTCAATATTGACTCATAGTCTTGAACTGTTACCGCTCTTTTCTGTGCCGCGAAGTTAAAAGAGACATAGTTTCTAATTTCTTCCAAAGAAGGAACACCCGCACCTCCGATAGCTGCAGTAACGTTATTACATCTCAAAGAGTTTACCACAGCTGAGTTTGTGTTTTCTGAGGGACCATTAACAAAGAAAGTTACTGTTCCTACTTGGTTAATAATGTTGGTTCCTAAGTTTGTTGCTAAACCACCACCCACTCTGTATTGAACAAACAGTGTTGAATTAGGTGTCAACGCAGAACCTAATGAAAGGTTATTTGAATATTTTTGTAAGTCCAATGTTGCACCAACTGTTGTGAATTGGTCTAAAGCATCTTGTGCTGTGTTCGTTCCTCCACCAAAAGTCATTTTCTTAAATCCTTCAGGTGTAAATTCTGTTATAAATCTATTCTGAGTTTGAATATATCTACCAACTTTAATACCTGGTTGGTCTGATACTTTTGTTGGGTCTTCAACAAATACTCTATCTTCGGCTAAAGCATCTACTTCATACCATCTGTTCTCTAAACCTAAGAATTCTGCGGTTGTTGGAACGTTGGTATATTGTGTTCCGTTTTTCAACAATACACTTGTGATACCTAATACATTCTTTTCAGGTAAGAATAATTCAAAGAAAGGTTTTACATCGTTTGGTGTAATAACTCTTTTGAATACTTTTGTAATACCATTAACAACAACTTCTCTTTTTGTTATTGTGTAGTTGATAAGAACTCCGTTGGCGTTGAAATTTGGTATTTTAAGTCTATTAGGAAATCCCTCTGAGTTGTAAGGTGATGCAAAATCAATATCGTTTACATTTTCAAAAACGATACCCGCACCAATAACCTGAGAACCTCTTAATAATGTTCCCAAATATCTCTCATCTTCTTTATCACCAAACGCTGGAACTGTAATTGAGAAATCAACCAAAGCAACGGATGGTCTTTGTCCCGGTATTTTCAAACCATAAGTTCTGGCGATGTTATAGATTGATGATTTTTGTTGTGCATATTGAAGAACAGTCTCTTGTATACTTCTATCAATCTGATAGTTGAGGTTATCAGCAATCGCCGCATTCAAATCAATGAAAACCGAAAATACCGATGCATCGTTAAAATCCTGAATTAACTCAGGATAATACGTTCTTACGTAATTGAGAAGTTCGGTTCTTACTGCCTGATAATCTCTTGTAGTATATGATATTTTACGGTTTGCCATCTATGTTAAATATTGATAATTATAAAATCACTCTCACTAAATGTTTGTGAATTTGTTGCATAATCTATTTTAATTTTTGCAGTATAATCTGCGGTTCCCTTACCAGGTAATCTATAAATGTCATACATTTTAGCATCACCAACCGTTACAGTATTTGTTTGAGTATCCGCCTCATTTGCAGGGTCTGCAGGTTCTATAGATATTTTATTAACTAATAAATTAGGCATATACTTTTGAATAGAATCTCTGATGTCAGCCTCAATAGCACTGAACGTTAATCCATCAAAAGGTTCGAACACAAATTCATAAAGTCTTGTTCCAAAATCAGGAAGATAATATCTCGAACCCTTTCTTGTTAACAACAAATGAATCAAGTCAGCCCTGACTTCTTGTCTTTGAAACTCGGTAAGTTGTAAATAATCCCCTCTCGTAGAATCCTGAAATGGGAAATTCAATCCATATGTAACTCCATCTGCCATATGTGATAAATATACTTGGATTATTTTTTTCTTAAATAGATATTACCCTTTTGAGCCTTTGGTTCAAAAGGACAATGTCTACAACCATTACCACAACAATATCCTCTTTCTATATGATATTCCTCTGTAAAAACTTTTCTTCCGTTTTCCTCATAAAAATGAGAAGGGAGAAGTTTTGGCTTCTCCCTTTTTATATTTTGTGTTTCCATCCTATACCAATGTAATTTCACAAGCTCCTCCAGCACAAGCCGCTTCACCTCTCAAATCAGTATCATCATCCATTTCGATAATTTTAGATAAGTCAACATCTTTAAGTGTTTCCATAAGTTCTTCATACTTTTCTTTTGTGCAATCTTCAAATGGTGCTTGAATATACGTTCCTCCATCATATGGAAGAACTGATAGTCCGTTATATGCTTCTCTGTTATCCCACATCCACTCACCAACCGCAGGCCACTCATGTTCTCTAATTGAGATGGTTGCTGATACGTTATGTGCATTGTTTCCATTTCTATGTCCTGGTTTAATCCACTCTTGTTGGACTTTCTTCACTCTCTCCAATAATTGAATTGGTGATTCGTTTCTTAAGATTGACCCCTCAGGTGCTTTTTGTGGAATTCCAATAACCGCTGTATCATGTGGTCTAAAGTATTCATCTTCAACTAATTCAGGGTGATAAGTTTTTAAGTGTGAATAAATTGCTTCGTTCTTTCCAACTCTAACTCTTCTGATATAATAATCATTATGCCAAGCGTGGATACCTGAAGATGTTCCTAAAGTTAAAGATGTTGTTCCCGCAGGTTTAACTGTTGTTGTTCTTGCCGAAGGATTAATCTTTATTAACTCAGCAACTCTTTTGTTTTCTTCTTTAACTACTTTAGCGGCAGATTTCATATTTAAACCTAACACCGCACCTGAACCGATACCTGTCATTGATATTCCAATCAACGCATCTTTTTCAGTTGTTCTTTGCCAAATTGGTCTTAGGTAGTGGAAGTCTGTGTATCCCGCTTGTAATGTTCCGATGAAGGAAGCCGCTCTCACTCTGTCTTCATAATCTTCTTGAGATACAACGTTAGATACGTTAACCTCTGTAAGGTTACAGAATTGGAATGGTCTTAACGCGATTTCACAACAAGGGTTTGTTCCCCAATCTTTATCATTTGATAAGTAGATACCAGGTTCACCCGCTCCACTTGCTTCAATTCTTTTCCAAAGGTCCATGAAATAATCCTTTGTGATTTTGTGTCTCATTAAAACAGCTGAGTTATTAGCTCTACCTCTTTGTGGATTTGTTTCCCACCATGCTCCACTCTTACAACCAATCATTTCTTCGTCAGTTGCCGAGAACAATGAGATAAGAGCTGCTCTTCTGATACCACCAGCCAATACTGCGTCTGCAATATGACAAACCATATCATGAACTTCAATTGGTCTTAGCTTGTCACCATTTTCCTTAGAATCAAGAATACCTTCCAATTTGATAAGACATTCTTTAAGTGGTTGAGCACCAGGTGCTTTACCCCCTGAAGTAACAAGTCTTGCTCCTTTAGGTCTGATGTCTGAAAAATCAAATTCAATCTTTGAACCACCGAAGAAATATGATTTAACCAACACTTTAACAGCGTCAGCCCATCCTTCGATTGAGTCAGCAACCAACCATCTTCTTCCTCTTTCTTTATTTGGTTTTCTAATTTCAGGTAGAACATCAACGTGATGTTTCTGAACTGAATAACCTACACCTGTTCCACCCAAAAGTAAGAACATGATTTCAGAGAATACTCTCCAATCATCAATCGGTGCAAAGGCACAATTGTAAATTCTGTTAGG